AATTCTAACAACCGAGATAAATGTCTCGGCTTCAATGAAAGGTTAATCAAATGGCAGTAGTTTCCGTCGCTGGAGCCGCGTTCACAGTTGATCTCGGCGCCACACAATACGAGGACCAAATCACCTCAGGCACAATCGACACCACCCCAACAATCACCAGGACTAAAACCCTCAGTGATGTCGCTTTCGATCAAACGGATCTCAACTCGACTGTGTCGCTGGAGTTCCTGTACGACGAAAACTCAGGAATGTATGACGCAATCCAAACCGCTATTGCGGCAGGGGCCAGCGTCGCAGTCGGTATTGACTCAGCAACAGGCGCATGGACTGGAGCTGCAATGCACATTGAATCGGCTAACACCTCGTTCGCCGCTGACGGTGTCGCAACTTGCTCGGTATCATTCACTGGCACAGTCACGTTCGCTTAAGGGTAAGGGGGAGCCACCATGTATCCAGAATTAAAAATAGAACGCAAAGACCACGAGCCCATGACGGTGCAGACAGTCTCAGCGGACTTTATGCATTACGACGACCTGAACGGCGATAAGCGAGCCAACGAGCATGCTATGAGACTTTGCATGGCTTACTATTACTGCGAGGGTAAGGACGCGTTAAACCTCAAAGAGGTGAAAGCGTGGGCGAGGGCGAATGATGTCCGAGTGGATATTGTGCGCGACGCAGTGGACCCTACCCAGACGGAAGTTACAGCCGACTAATTATCAGGCTGGCTATCCGTCTAGGCAGACCAATAGAGGAAGTTAAAAAGTACAAACCGCGAGAGATCGCCACTATTTTGGAGGTGTTGGACAATGGCTAGCAAAGTGTTCGACGCCCGCATCGAAGGTCTTAACGAATTGCTGAGAGATTTTCGAGGACTTGGCAAAGATGCCAGCAAAGAGTTAAGGGCATCATCTAAAACTATTGCGGAAAAATATATGGTTCCGGCATGGAAGGAAGCCGCGCTAAACGGTGCAGGGCCATGGGGCCCAGCCATTGCAAACAGCGTAAGGGCTGGCGCGGACAGACTGCCGAAAATAATGATAGGCAAATCAGCCAGGACCGTAAGTGGTGGCGCATCCTCAACGATGTTGCGCTACCCATCAGACAAAGGCGACAGGGGCCGAGCAGCGCGAGGAGCTACTAACCGTATGCCTCCCGCTTTCGGTTCTGGCACTGATTGGATAAGCCACACTAGGACATATCAGCCCGCAGCTCTTAACGAATGGGGCAGGGCAGTGGATAAAGTTGTACGAAAGTGGCAGGGAATCTAATGGCTGGTGGAAAGACTTTAACCGTTTACTTAGCGGCAGACCTTAAAAAGTTCAATTCGGGTATGAAACAGGCCGAAACAGGTCTTAAAGGCTTTGGTGACAAATTAAGCAGTTTCATAGGCCCAGCCCTAATCGCAGCGGGCGCAGCCGCTGGAGCATTTGCAACTAAAATAGCGGTGGACGCAGTAGGCGCCGCCTCGGATCTAGCCGAAACACAAAATAAAGTCGGAGTTATTTTTGGTGATAGTTCCCGCAGCATCCTCGACTTTGCGGAAAACGCAGTCACAGCATTAGGCCAAACTAGAACGCAAGCGCTCGAAGCGTCCGCGACTTTCGCCCAGTTTGGTAAAAGCGCTGGCCTCTCAGGAGCCTCACTCGTAAACTTTTCAACCGAACTCGTAACACTATCTGCCGATCTCGCCTCCTTCAATAATTCATCACCAGAGGAAGCAATCACAGCAATCGGATCAGCCCTACGCGGCGAAGCAGAACCAATGCGGCGTTTCGGTGTCTTGCTGGATGACGCCACACTAAAAGCCCGCGCCATGCAAATGGGTATTTATGAAGGCAGTGGCGCCCTAACCCAGCAGCAAAAGGTACTAGCAGCGCATCAGGAGATTTTGGCTCAAACAGGGGACGCGCAAGGGGATTTTGCGCGGACAGCGGATGGGCTTGCTAATACTCAAAGAATCCTTCAGGCAGCAGTTGAGGATGCTAAAGCCGAAATAGGCGAAGGTCTTGTAGATGCTATTGAAGCCGCTACGGGCGCTATGGGTGGATCACAGGGTATGGCATCTGCGATCAAAGATGGTGGGCAAGTTGTTGGAGACTTCACTAGAGGCGTCGGGGTATTAGTCGGTCAATTAGCCGACCTTACTGAAGGGCTAAGGGACAACAGTGACGCGGCAGAAAATACAACAGAGGAACAAAACGCGCTAACAACAGCCGCAGAATTGTATCTAATTCAACTTAATTTATTAGTGCCAGGCATCGGCAATGTGACTGGTGCGCTTGTAGATCAAGGCGCGGAAATGCGCACAACTAGCGAGGCAGCAAACTCGCTTTACGATTCCACTATTGCTTTGGCTAAAGCGCAACGATTTGCGGCGTATGACACAGCACAAGCCAAAAAAGATTTGATAGCGACGTCATACGACTCTGGCATTGCTCAAAAGAAAGAGGCCGAGTGGACCCGCAAAATGACGGAATTGCTGGGTCATGTCCCTGGATATATTGCTCCAGTAGATGAAAAAACTAAAAAACTTACAAGTTCTCGTGGTGCGGCTAGTGCTGCGACCAAGGAACTAACCAAGGATGAAAAGAAACTAATTCAGGCATATGAGGATGGGGAGACAGCCCTCGCTAAACGTGGCGACCAACTACTCGCGGAGGTCGATAACCTCAAAGCAGCCCGCACGGCGATCACCGATTACACCACCGCAATGTCTGAAAATATCCTCTCGGGGATCAATCTCGGCACCGCTTACGAGGCGCAATTTAACGCGGAAGGGGAAAAGACAGGGGCCAGCCTTATCGAAGGCTTTAACGCTCAAATAGCCCAGGCGGAATGGTTCGGCAATGTCTTAAATGAAATAAAAAGGCAAAAGGCAGACGTAGGGCTCATTGACCACATCGCAAGCCTAGGGCCTGAAACTGGTGGCGCTTTGGCTCAACAAATGATCGATGAAGGCCTAGTGCCTGAACTATCCAAAAAATGGGTAGACGTTAATAAAACAGTAAACGGGTTAGCAGATACCCTAGTCCCAGAGGGCTTAATCGCTGGCGAAAAACTGGCTATATCGACGGTGCAAGGGCTAGCCGAAGGGATCCAAAAAGATCAAAAAAGCCTAGCAAAATTGGGCAAGCAAGTGGGCAAAATAGTCGGGGCCAAGTTCAAAGCACAACTAGCCGACGACGTAGCAGAGGCTATCCGAAGCGTCGAGGCTCAAGCGACAGCTGCACGGGCCGAGGCAATCGCCACAGCGAAAGCACAGCAGGCCGTTATTACTGACCAGGCAGTGGCCCAGGCGATCTCCCAAATTATTACTAGGGGCGACCAGAGGCTAGGCCAACTGACTAGACCGCTAGTGGCCTGACATGTCCCAGATAACCGAGATCACCCTAGGCGGGGACACACTCGATCTCACGACCGTCGAATATAACGTCGGTATTCAGCATGGTCGCCCTGACGTTACTTCTACCCCGCAGTCAAGTAATGCCCAAATAACGATTAGGGGGCCTGTTGGGGTCGCGGCTGAAATCACGGACGAACTGATCATTAAAGCCTACGGGCAACGCAGGTTTACAGGTGAGATCTCGGACGTAACTATTACCCATTTATCCTCGGCGCCCCCAGTAGCGCTCACCACGATCATTGCCATGGGTTATCTCTCGACCCTCGGAATGGTGCAAGTAGGGGTTGATGGATGGACCAATCAGACAGCCAGGCAGCGAGTCGAGGAGATCCTCATTGCCACGGGGCTCCCGTACGCTAACGGCGCCACAACAGATATCACCTTCCACGCTTTGACCAGTGCTCACGCCGAACCGACCGACGCCCTCAGTTATCTAGCGGGTATTGCGGAATGGTCAGGGGCCACATATTACGACGACCCTGACGGGCGCATCGTGTTTGAGTCCTACGGGGCTCGAGGCATAACTACTTTCGCGGGTATCTGGGCTAATAATCTTTTATCTTTTGCAGATTATGAGCAGGCCTGGTCATCATTCCCAGTCAATCGCTCCACCATAACGCTACCGTCGGACGCGGTCATATTTACGCCATCATGGTCACGCACACGGCAAACAATCGTAAACGATGTCACAGTGCTAGGCCATGCCGCCTCAGGAGTGGGCCACGGTTTAGACTGGGAAGTAAACCAGACAGACTCCGCCTCAATCGCCGCCTACGGTCGAAGGGCTTACAGGCTCCAAACCGAGATCAAGGACGAAGCGGACGGCACAACTAGAGCAGGCAAAATCATCACCGCACAGGCTAACCCGCTCTGGTCACTAGGCCAAATCTCCATCATCATGGAGCAACTCTCGACTGAGGATCAAGCGATTATCTTGGGTCTGCTT